AGGTGAACTCTTTTCCGACGACCTGTCTGCTATTGGGCTTTCTGTTATTTCAGACACCACCAATACTGTAAGAAGCGTCAGGAACTTGCCTAGTCTTGAAAGCGACTGGGACACTCCTACTCGCAACTTTATGGATCGTGGAAGCCGAGATGAAGATGCTCTTAACGCAGCACGCGAAAGGCGTCGTGCTGCTGGTATGTCTCTCGATGATCAACTTGAAGCTGACGTTGCCGCAGCTCGACGTGGTGAAAGTATCGACGAGAGCGTAGTCCCTGATGTTACCGGTCGTGGCGACCTTGACGACACCAACCCGTTCGCAAGGGCGAACAGAGATGTAGTCCTAGAAGAGAACAGAGCAGCGCAAGTCCTACGTGACGCAAGGGTTCGTCAAGCTGAGCGTTTAGGCTTAGACCTTGAGAACGGTGCCGACAAAGCACTGGAAAAAGCCGCCCTTCAAGGAACGGCTGTTCCTTGGGCAGATGCAGACAGAATCGTACGTGAAGACATTCGACCTCGCATGGTGGACATTATTAAACAAGTAGGGCGACAGACCAACGCTGACGTAGATTTACGAGCAGCGCAAAACCGGCAAGCAGCGGCTGCTTCAGCAAATATATTCTCGACTTCAACAGCGACCGGTGAAGACATAATAAAAAGAGGTACTGCGCCACTCCAAGCCACAGGAGAAAAACCACTCTCTGCTATGGATCGCCCCCCAATTAGAGGGCCGAACGCAGACCCAGCTAACTCGTTGAGTGAAGCTGATATGCACTTGATCTTTGAGTCAATCGCACGTAACCCGCGCATGCGTCCATACACCAAACTTAATACAGCTAAGGCTATATGGAAGTTGGTTGACGGAGAACACCTGACGAAATTTGATATCCAGCGATTGCGTTCAGTGTTTGGTAAAGAAGTAACTGCCGGAATGTTCGACACCCGAGGGTGGAAGCGTAAGACATTTGATGAGATTATGGATGTTCTTGGGATTCCAAGGCTCCTCCTTGCCACGATGGACTTCTCTGCTCCGCTACGTCAAGCATTACTGCCCTTGGGTGGTCACCCACTACGCTGGGCTAAAACATGGGGACCTGCATGGAAGGGAGCTATAAGCGGCAAATACTACGACGCACAAAGAACAAAGAGACAAGCCCACAAGAACTACAGAATCTTTACTGAACCGTCCAGTCCCAACCTGCCTGAAAACCAGCGAGGACTAGGACTGTTTGAGACTGACCCTGAAGCAGGGCTTGGTCAGAACGAAGAGGCGTTCTTGTCTGAGTTCTTAAAGAGGCTGCCTGACCGTGCTGGTAACTTAGCTGCTTGGACAACTCGAACTCCAGGGGCAAAGAAACCTGTGAAGAGTATTCTTAGCGGCATCGGCACTGTAGCTGGTTACCCAATCAGGTTCTCTGAGCGTGGTTGGAGCGGGTTCTTGGACGAGCTTAGGTTCGGTTTAATGAACGACGCCTGGGAAAGCTGGAAGACTCCAGGCTCTCTTGATAGCAACGGTAAAGCGAGCTTTATTCTTGACGAAGCCACAGGCGACCTTGTTCCCACAGCACAAACACTAAAGGATGGGCGTGACCTTGCTCGCTACATCAACATATCTACTGGTCGTGGTGACCTTGGGATGCTTGAAGGAGCAGCAGCCCCGCTAGCAAACATCTTCTTCTCACCCCGCCTTATGGCTGCACGTTTCGAAGCGCCATACGAACTCATCAGGTGGGATCGATCTAAGCGTGTGAAGAATCATATTTACCGTGACATGGGTGGAGCTATGGGTGGTGGAGCTACCGTACTGGGACTCGCAGCTATCGCTGGTGCCTCAGTAGAACTTAACCCAACGTCTTCAGACGCCGGTCGTATTCAGGTAGGCAACACCCGTGTTGATATCTGGGGTGGTTTCCAACCACTCGTGCGTACGATTGCCCGTGTAGCAATGCGAGAGCGCAAGTCAACTGGCACAGGCAGAATCACCGACCTAGACAAGGACGGCATAGGCCTTGTCTCTCAAGAGATCGGTAACTTCTTCAGAGCTAAACTCGCACCAGTAGTAGGCTTCGGAACCGACATAGCCCTTGGTGGAGACTTCACTGGCGACGAGATTGACTTCGGTTCAGGCAACCGGATGGATCTGCTAATCTCCAGGTTCGCACCACTGTTAGCCCAAGACTTAATAGAGTCCTACAGAGCTGACGGGCTTACAGGGGCGGCTCTAGCAGCGCCGTCGTTCTTTGGTACCTCTGTGATTTCCTACCAAGGAGTAGAGGAAATAACCCGAAGAGACTACAAGTACCCTAAAGACCACCCTAATAAAGACCGACCGGGCAGAAAAGGTTTGGCAAACTTAACCGATTCTGACTACTCTGTATTCCAAGACCTCCCGCCGTTCTTGCAAGACAACGCTATCGCCATGAACAAGTTTGAGGGCAGCCAGAAAGACAGTGAGTTCTCGGCTCAGATCGCCCAGATTGATGAAGACTACTTCACGACACTCGTAGGCATCATGGACGATATGGAGAAGACTGACTCACAGAAGGTGTCAGCGTTCTTTGACGCAGGCAACACCCGTGCCGACAAGAGATCCGCTGCGTTTGAAACCCAGTACGGCGAGTTCGTAAGATCTGATGACGAACCTATAGACGACAACGCTAAGGCAATGCGCTCGTACTACGACATGGTTGCTAACTCTATTAATAGCGACAATAGTTTTAATAATGATTTCTTTAACAGCACTTACGCTGACTACATAAACTCTTGGTCTAAAGAGCAGAATCAGTGGGTTCGTGCAAACACAAATACCAAGGTTATTCCTGAAGCTATGTGGAACATTCTTCCTGATAAGCAAAAGGAGAATTACAAAGCGTCTAGTGATGCTCGTGATGCTCTTGTTAAAATCTGGGCAAACGACGAAGCTGAGGTACAAGCTCAGATAGAGTCACGGCGTCTTAACGTAGAAGAAGTTAGGGCTGGTATCAATCAGGGACAGGAATCAATAGAGGAAAACAGAAGGGCTGCTCGTGAGAGGGATAACTTAGACCCCCGAGATGACTACACTCCTGTAGATAAAACCAAAACACCGGTATTTATCGGTGATGCTCCAAGAAGAAATAGGTTTACCCCTTCTGCTGCACCTTCTGGAGTAGTACCCGGCACCACTAAGTCCAAAGAACCTGCGGGTCCGGTGTTTATCGGTAGCCGATAACATCTGTTAGTATTTGTAACTATCGGATATCACCGTTTAGTGGTACACGAGGAGACAAAAAGAATATGGTCAACAAAGGACCTGAGCAAGAACCGCAATCTCTTCCAGACGATCTGGGAGCAGTTAACACAGTCGTTCAAGATGAACCAGAAGGCACTCTTGTAAAAGATGTGACTGATAACGCTCCTAGTGAGGACGGGACGGCGGCACCGGCACAGCTCACCAATGATGACAAACCACAGGAAACGCCTGAGCAATCGCTTTACGAAACGCCCGGTTTTAAGGAATATCAATCCAAGACAGACCAGCGTATTGCAGAGCTTAGTAGTCAGGTAGAGCAAGGAACTAAAGCGGAACAAGAGAGACAGGCTCAAGCTGAAGCCGCCACTCTTGATAACACTGTCCAAAGCTGGAAACAGCAGCAGTATGAAGCTTTGATGGGTCGTGGGGTTGAAGAAGCAGTAGCAGCAGAAATGGCTGATGCTTACGGAAACCTAGCTAAGCAGAACTATCTCGCCACTAAGGGAGTTCAGACTGCTCAAACGGCTACATCAACTGCACAAGGACAGGTTGTGGAACAGGTCCGCAACGCCCGCGCTTATGAACTTGCTGCACAGTACCAAGTCCCGTTCGCTGAACTACAGGCGATTAACGACCCTAACTATATGGAACTTCATGCTAAGTCATTAGCACGGACGGCAAAGTTAGAGTCGCAACTCGCTAAAAGTAGCGGCGCGCAGGTATTTGATTCAAGCAACCCTGAGGTCGAAGTCGCACCGTCAGATGACGTGCGAATACTAGACGCTTATGCCGCTGGAGACACTCGTGTCAACAGAGAGATGGCAGCCGCCGCTTCTAAACGGTTAGGCATGTCAATCTTCTAGCCACCGGCAGAGGAATCAAAAATGGCTACTCAGACTTCAACAACCAGCGTGTTGCAACAGATGTCTCGGATCATGCTTGTAAAAGCACGTGAGACTGAAGAGCACAACATGCCGGTTGTAAACCTCATTGAGAGGTTTAATCTGCCTAAGGGACACTATCAACTTGATATTCCTAAGGTAGGACAGATGACTGCATCCGACTTGGATGAAGGCATCGACATGACTGATACGGAAGACATCAACCCTTCGATTGTTTCGGCAACGACGGCTGAGGTTGGACTTAAGGTCATCGTGACTGACATTCTGCTTCGTCAGAATAACGAGTCAGTCTTTAGCATTATCGGTCGTCAGATGGGTACTGCTATGGCTCGCAAGAAGGACACTGATGCAATAGCGCTCTTCGTCGGACTCAACGGCGGAACTGAATTTGGTGCCGACGGTGCCGACTTCACGCTGGCTAACGCCTCGGCAGCTATTGCAAAAGCTAAGGCGAACAAAATGGGTTCGCCTTTGTTTATTGTCCATCACCCTAATGCGATCTTTAAGTTCATCAGCGGCTTCTCCGGGCCTATCGCTTCTGGCGGTAACCTACCTAAGCCGTTCAGCGCTGACGCTCTGACGGACTTCTGGACTGGCATTAAGGTCAGTGGCGTACCGTTCTTTGAAGATGGAAACATTCAAAAGACTTCGGGCGTTGACTCCGGATTCGGTGTCATCGCAAACAAGAACGCTATGGGCTACCTTGTCGCCAAGGGTAAGTCTGAAGAACGACAGCGAGACATCTCGCTTCGTGCATGGGAAGTCGTCGTTACTGAGGACTACGGCATGTTCGAGGTAGATGACGGTCTTGGTGCCGCTCTGGAATACGAAATTGGCGACCCAGCAACGTCATAAGTAAGTAGGTAGTAATGCCCGGTAAAAGAATTAAGATCACAGACGAGATGCGAGAAGTGCTTAGGCGCTCTGGTTACTCGCCTGTGACTATGCAGGTTTCAGGAG